TTTACTAAACTTAGCGCCAGCTCTAGCTCTTTCAGGTTTACTAGGTATAAGATCTTCAACCATACGGTTTCTAATACTAGTATTAAATAACCCTCGTATAGTTTGACCTACTCTATCTCTGTAAATAGGTTTAACAGGTTTTTCTCTAATAAGATCTAAGTAATCTTTTAGTGTACCTGTTAGCTCGCCATCTGTATACAGAGCATTCATTACATTGTTAGGTATAAACGTAGCTTTACCAAAGTCATCTTTAGTTTTTGGTAATCTAGCAAAATCACTAGTAGCATTATCTATTAAGTATTGCTTTATACGCGTTAAACCTTCAGCGTCTTTTTTAGAGTAGTTTCGTTTTTTGTCGTATATAGTTTCTGGGTTTACACCAAACATCTTACCATATATTTCTGCAACAGTAACAGGTACGTTTTTAGTTTGACCAAACCTCGTAACGTCTTGACCTTCAAACGCTTTGTTGGTAGCATCTGATATTTGTTTTTCAGCTTCAGCTTTACTTTTTACACCTAAGTTAGTTAATGCTGTATCGCTAAACCTAGTTGTTTCCGTAGGTTTTCTTGGGCCTTTAGGTTGTTCAGTAACTTCTACTGTGGCTTCTTCGGCTACAACGCCTCTAGCTTCTGTAACGTCTTCTGTAAACTCTTCACCTAAAATTCTATTAGATGCTTCGATAGCTCTTGCTGGTAAAAACTTATTTATATAAGCCGCTAGCGGTACACCTGACTCAGGATCATATTCACTAATTAAATCGATTATACCACGTTGACCTGTCTCTATCTCATCAGTAAGTAATTGTCTATCAAATCCTGGTGCTTCAGATCTGCGCTCAACTAGTTTGCTAGTAATAGGTTTAAATTGTTCTATAATTTCAAACGCTCCTGCTGTACCTTGCTGATCATATATTTCTTGAACACGTTGCGAAGCTTCTTCAGACCTTGATTCTTTAATTATTTGCTTGTCAGCTTGCTGTTCTGCTTGTGGTATTAATTCACCTTCTGCGCCTTTTTGTAGCACATCTTGCTGGCCTTTAGTTAGTTTACCTTTACTTAAACTGTTGTTATAATCTTTTATAAAATTAACTACATCACCGCCTTCGTTAAATTTTATATTAACACCTAGTCTACCAAAAGTTCTACGTAGCTTATCACCAAGCAGTGTAGATATGTCTGCATTTAGTTGTATGTCACCAGTGGCTAAAGCATCTGAAAACAGAGTTAAAGCTTCTTCCATTTGAATCTCTACTTTGTCATCTTTGTAAAGCTCCATTCGTTTTTTAAAGTTGCTATCTTCTATTTTATTTACGTCGATCTTATCTAACTCTCTAAGCAGCGCATTACCTAAATTTATAGCAGCCATAGGATTTTTCTTCATCGTTTGATTTAAAACATAATGAAGAAACTCATGGCTAGCAACATTAACAGCTTTTTCGTTTAAAGATTTTTCTCTATTAATTATAATTGTAGACTGTCCATCACCTTGCCCAGGTATAAAAAATCCTTGTTCACCAGACGCTGCTACTCTACCTCCTTCAGCTATAAGATCAGGATTATCATTTAAATATGTTTGTATTTCGTCAGCATTTTTAAAATCTAATACTCTTATGTTATCATCTTCTTTAGCAGCTTTTTTAACATTAAATAAGTTATCGTAGAACTGTTCAGCTTCACTTCTTATATCGAATATGTTTTGGCTTGCAACTTCTCTACGCTTGTTTATAGTCTGTATTAGTATTTCTTTTTCTTTGTCTGTAAATTTGTCAGACGCTTTTATTTCATTTATTCTATCTGCCGATGTAGTTAAAAAATCAGAGTTAGCATTTAAATTTTCTATTTGACTATCAGATAATGTACCAGCTAACATGTTGCTTTTGTCGATAATGTTTCTTAGATTAAACCTAAGTTCTTCTTGAGCGGTATTGATATCAGCTATTTCTTGTACTGTTAGGTTTTTTCTAAACTTACTATTTTCTAAATCATTAAGTTCCAATACTATATCACGAACAGCCTCATGATCTTTACCGCTTCTTAATTGTCTAGACGCTTTAGTTATTACTGTGCTACCTGTACCACCTACGAACCCTTGTAAAAAGTTTTCAACACCATCTTCAGAAACTAAATAGTTTAAAGCAGACTCTTCTGCTTCAAGATATGATTTACCAGCACCTAAACTTCTATTAAGCTCTTCTATTCCACCTTGTACCCACTCAGTTCCACCTTCTTTAGTGCCTGTGTTAAAGAAAGTAAACAAAGCTTTTTTAGCACCAGGCGTCATATTTTTTAAGGCTTTTTGCCAACCTTTTATACCTGCTCTTTCAAGTAAATAACCTACTGTTCCTAACATCGAAGGTATTAACACTTCACCTTGACCTGTGTTAAAAAGCTCTTCTGTTGTTACGTTTAATTCTTCAGCCTTACTATCATTATAATCTTTTATAGAATAAGCTATCATATCTGAACCAAGACCTATACCACCAGTTCCTGCGCTTATAGCTGCTGACGTTAAAAACTGAGATATACCGTTTACAGTCGCAGCAACACCGGTTTTTACGTCTTCAGTATTTATGACACCTGTGTATGGCGAATAGATATACATACCTCCAGCTTTTTTGCCTATATCCGTAAAGCCAAGAGTCTGCATGTTAACCTCAGCTAAAGCGTCCATCTTTTGGTTTGTTTCGTTGAAAAATTTATTATTTTCCTCAATAGCTTTTTTACCTAATTTATCGCCTAACACTGTAGTAAACATATCATCAGGTATTTCCTGCGCTAAAGCCGCTAAATTAAATTCAGCTCTTGCATCTACGCCACCTATAGTGTTAAGACCATTCACTAAAGTACCATACGCGCTTTCTACAAACCCAACATCATCTACTGTTTCAGGCTCTCCAAATATTCTCTCACCAGCTTTGCTTAATAATTTAGCTAAAGCTTTAATACCATCAAATGGATTTAAACCAGCATATTCTCCTTCTACATTTTGATTCGCGTTTAAACTTTCATTTACTTGCTGAGCTGATTTATTTTCTAAGTCTTGCTCTACATTTTTGTACGTAGATGCTGTAATTATTGAATCATCAAATTCATTTGTTGGTAACGATCCCAATGAAAACTCTACCGATGCTAAAGCCATATCGTCTACTACAGGAGTTTCCACAGCTTGAATCTCGGGCACAATCCCGGTTTCCGGTGTTACAGTTGCACCCGTTTCCGCAACACCGTTTGTCTTTCCCACTTCAATAATCCCGTGCTTAGACAAGTATTCTTCTAAAGAAACTCCAGCTTTTTCAGCTGCGGCTTGTATTTCTTCTAAAGTATATTGATAACCCTTGTATTCAAACATAATTTAATTTTTTTTTAGCTTATGGGTAAAGGTTCTCTAATTGTATCTTTTGTTTCAGGAAAACCCATTCCAGATGAAGGGTTTTTTTGACCTTTTAACATATCATTAGCTTCTTTTAAAGTAGCACCAGCTGCCATCAATAGTTTTCTTTTCACTTCTAAAGGAGTATCTCCAGGTCTAATTATTTTTCTATTCGTGCCAGTGCCAACTACTAATTTAGAAAGCTCTCCAGATTCTGTTTCTAAGTCTTCAACTACAAAACCTAAATCTTCAATTTTTCCTTTTAAAAACTCATTAACTTGAAGCGTGCTAAGCTCACTAAACTCTTTGTCGACAGCTGAAACATTTTCTTCTATTCTTTGCCTAGCTGTTTTATAATCACTTAAAGTACCAGCATCTTCGCTTGGTTCTTGAACTAACACACCTTTGTCTTGTTGATAGTATCTGACTTCATCAGCTTCTCTAGTTTGTTCAATTGTTGGATTTTTTAACACCTCCCCGTCTTTTATAACTTCAGTTTTAAATCCACCAGTTATTCTAACTATTTCTTTATCAGTGATAAGCTCTTTAATTTTTTTAGTTTGCTCAGAACCAGTCATGTCTAACCATTCTTTGCTACTAATCTCATAGCCAAAATGATTTTCTAAAGCTGACAATGTTTCACCTGTAGATAATTGACTTAATTTTTTAGCATACTTAGTAGCTTCAGTTTCGAACGTAGGGTTTGTTGCTATTAAATCAGGATTAAAATATTGCCTTTGATAAATTTTTTGTTTATTAGTTCCTTTTATATTCTCAACTATAGACTTTGTTTCTGTAAAAAATCCTTCTTTTGGTAAACCTTTGTTATCAATTATACCAGCTGTTTCTAAAGCTGTTACACCATCAAACGCAGATGGAACTTTAGCTATAAGACCACCTTCCCATTTATCTATATTTCTAGTCCAGTCTAAATAGTATTTACCATCTTCACCAGCTTTGAGTTCAGTTAAATCTAAAATACCATCTGTAACATACTTTTTTATTTTTTCATCGTTAGGATCTATAACCATACTAACATTAAGCATGTTACCATTTAGTTTTTTAGAAGTCTGTATACCAGAAAAAGACTTGTTAGCCAGCGCATTAGAGACAACCATGTTTTGAAACTTTTCATTGCCAGTTCCAGCGAAGTCCCAACCTTCACCTATATTTCCAGCATTCATATCTTCTAAAGGTTCTATATCTACTATAGTAGCGCCTATTTTGTCTATAATACCTTTTTGCCAAACCTCGTAATCTGATACTGATTTTAAATATTTAGACCTAGTTTCTCTATCTAAATCAGGATTCATTTTTAATTGAGTGGCCATTTCAATTATCCCAATATTATTTTCATCGCCATCTAGCTTAAGCCTAGCTTGATTTTGCACATCACCAAATAAAGAACTTTCATCTATTTCTTCTGTAGCCGCATTTAGCTCTTTGTTATAATTAAGAGTTACGTCATTTAGCGCTAACTGATAAGCTTCTTTTTTCTTTTTAACAGCTGCAGCTTGCTTCTCTTTATTATCAAAATAATTTTGCACGCCTTGAGCTAGCTGTTGTCCAAACTGAGCTGAGGCTTGTGCGTATATCTCTGCTGAGCGATCAACGATTATTTGTGGGTTTCTATAACTCATTTTTTTTAATTAAGGATTACCTTGGTTTTGCAAAAACGTGCCAACACCTGGTATAAATGCATTTACAGCTTGATTTTGTTGTGTTTGTGTTAATGGAGTCGGACTTACACTAGGAGTTGCCCCTACTTCCCCAAACTTCCCGCAGCTGATGCTGCTATACCACCTATAGAAGAAGCTACACCTCCCCATGCAGCGGCTCTAGCTTGATTAGCTGAGGCTTGATTAGCAGATGCTTGTGATATTTTACCAGCTGCCCTATCAAGATCCATGTTGGTTCTAGCTTCTTGCGCTTGAAATTCAAATTGTTTACCAGCTGCTTCAGCCGCTTGAACTCTTTGACCTTCTGCTATAGCTATACCTTGAAGTCTTTGTTGCTCTGAAATTTTTTGTTGTTGCAGCGCTTGTTCACCTTGAGCTCTAAGCTTTTCATTATTAGCTTCTTGCTGCTCTATATTAGCCGCAATACCTTTCTTGGCTTGTAAAGCTGCCTGCGCAAGAGCAGTAGCTCCACCAGCGCTAGCGCCAGTAGCTCTAAGAGTATCTAGAGTATTAGCTAATGCTATATCTGTTTGCTCCATTTGTATTTCAGCCGCTTGTGTTGCAACACCTAATTGCTGAAAAGGATTTGTCATTTGACCGCTAAGATCCTGTGCTAAATCACTTAGGTTTTTGGTGGTATCATAAGGATTTATAATATCTTGCCTAGCGTTTTTAACAGCTTGCAACTCTGCCTCAGCTGCCATTTTATCTCTTCTCGCTCCTTTAGCGGCTTTTTTAGCTTTGTTAGCTGCAACAGCTCCGCTAACTGCAGACGCTGCCATACCAACTCCAGCTACAATTGCTGATGCTACTGCCATATTAATTTATTACTTTAGTTATTTCATGTGATGAACCTTTATCTACAGTCCACCCTAATTTTTTATGCATCTCGATTAAAGGTTTAGATCTACCTATAGTAAACATATACTTAACCCCATTAGCTTTACATACTTCTTCAGCTGATTTTATTAAAAGCTCGATAGCGTCTTTTCTGTCAGCTTCTCTATAATCTGGATTAGATATAACCCATTCAAATAAAGCTCCCTTAGAGTTAGTGTAATATATGAAACCTGCAGCGATAGGTACGTCTTTTTCTACAATAAGACCACCAGTACCGTTGTCAGGTAAAAAATCTTTAGGTGGGTTAACCCATTCAGGCCACGCATCCCACCAAGAACATAACGTGTTCCAATCGTTTTCTGTAAGTCTACGTATATTTAATTCCATTTAATTTAGTATGATGATTCTACGTATTCAGATGATACAGCAAATAATTCACGGCTTTTACCACCGCTTCCTATCACTTGCGTGCTATCATCTGTTCTTATAGTTACAGTAGAATAATAACCTTTTACACCTGAAATACTTGCGCCAAATATAATTTCTTTTGAAGTTGGTTGACTACTGTTAATAAGGTTAGCAAAGTATTTACCTTCTTTATTATGAAATCCAGAATAATATTGAATACCATCTTGTGTGTAAGCTCCTTCGTCGTAACTATAAATTAAATTACTTGTGTCAACTAAATCAAACTCTCTTTGTCCTAAAAAAGATGAAACCTCCCAACCAGTTGAACCTTCGTAGTTAATTGTTTTAAATAATTTAGAAGCACTAGTTTTTGGGTTGAATATAAATGTAATTCTAGAATCAGAATAAACATCGTAAAACTTAGATCTATTGTCATCTTTTCCAACCTCTTGATAATTATGTTGGTATAAAACACCTTGATTTACTGTGTAGTATTTAGCTTGCACACTAAATGCCTGCTCTGGTTTATAAGTAAATCTACTAGTCCAACCAAGAACAGACTCATCAAATGACAATGTTTGGTATGTATCTGAAAACTCACCTTGCGCACCTGATATTGTTGATGTTATATTACTACCTTGTAGACTAACTACGTATTGCTTTGTGTACATATCCCAAGCGCCTATTGCCTTGTCGCTTGTTTTTAAATTAGAAAGTTCATCTCTAAAATAATCTACCATACCATAGTTTGATATTTCTGTGATACCGTCTTGAGATAAACGCAACACAGCGTTTCTGCTTCTGTCTACAAAATACTTTCTATAACCATACACAGCAAAGCTTTCTGGATTTTTACTAATACCAAAGTTACCAGCATATGGTATGATTTGACCTATAACAACATTTGTAGATGTTACAGTACCTCCACCTTCTGCTGAATATATAGCATCTTTGTCTATTAACGCTCTACTTATTTTGTTTTCCTGTAATATAATTAAGTTCGTATCTTCAGCATATAATTTTTGTATACTACCACTAGCTGGATCTGCGGCTTTTGTAATATCCTTAGCTACATTAAATACATTTGTATTATTAATACCAGTTCTAGAATTAAATATACCAGAATATATAAGCGCATTACCTCTTGTGCTTCCATTTGGCTCTTCGTCTACAATGTAAGCTCTTACTCCGTAATCTATATTAGTATTATTGTAGCCACCTCGTATACGAGCTTCTTCTATAGACCAACTTACGTTTTGAGCGTCAGTGCTAGGTGGATGTGTTGTTAATGGGTAAGATCCATTTTGGCCAGAAGGCACACCAGTACTACCATCCCACACCGGTGGTGTAGTACTTGTTGGAGTTCCAGTATGTGTCTTTTTCAGTTGAAAAGCATTAAAATATTTTACTTCTAATATTGCCCCCATAATTAATAATAACAAGGTGTTTGAGTACCAGCGTTAACAAGTCCTGTTGTGTTTTCAAAGTTTAATGTATATCTACCTTGATTAGTATATTCAGGATTTAAAAACGCGCCACCAATTGAACCTAATGTTTCCATTCTTCTAATCACATAATTAGTTCCTGATAAAGATGTAAATTTATTGTTTAAACCCGTATCAATATATAACTGCGTAACATATTTTGCAACAGGTTCTCTAGCGTAAACATTTTGTGTTGGAATTGTGCTGCAAGAACCTTGACTTATTCTGTATCTAAACACATTGTTAGGATCTGAACTACCTGGAGCTATTTGATCATCAAAACCGCCAGCAGAACTATGCGGATAATAAAAATCACCTGTTTCGAATCTATGACTCATATCACTATCAACGTATGGCGGTGTAGTACAACTAAATGGAGATGTTGGAAAACTTTGCGGTTGCAAAGATCCAAAATTAGATGTTAAGTTTGCGTGTAATATTCTGTATTCGCCAGGCGTATTAAACACGTAAACTAAACCACCATATTTATTTGCAGTACTATTTGCAAGATTAACTAAAACCATTTGGGGAGTATTGTCAAAAGGCGGAGATAATGTGTTAACATCCAAACCTGCTGGGGTTGAGTTACCGTTAAATCTCCACGTACCAGAAAAAGACGCTGGTTGCCCATTCATGTCGATAGCTGTAGCCCAAGCGCTGTTAGAATTTTTTCTATATGCTATTTGGTATCTAAAACCAACTGTTGGAAAATTACCGCCAGTGTAAGCCTGAGAAATTCTAGGGTTAAAATAAACATAAAAAGCTCCAGTTGTAAGCCCACCAAAACTTGATTTAAAATTTTGAAATCCAGGTGGAAAAGATGGAAACAACGAAGTTGTAGTGTTTGGATCACAAACACTTCTTGTATTTGGATTTGGCGAGCTTGACATATTTTGCTCTAATCCTCTTAAATAAAAGTTAGTGTTATAACCATTAGAATTATAACTTTGACTTCCAAATGTACTAGACGGAATGTTGCTAGTTAAATTGGTAAAATTATCTGTAAGATATACAGCAGCTCCACTACTATCACCAAGCTGCCCTGTACTTGGATAAAGAGCATAACTAGCTAAATTTGTATTTGGTTCATCAAAAACAACATTAAAAGTTTTAGTTACAGTTCCAGTTTGAGGACTGCCAGCATCTGTAAGTCTTAGCGTAAAAGATCCTGAGCCACTTGCTGATGTATTTATATTTCGAACTTCATTATTATTAACAACCTCATAATTACCGGCACCTGTAGAAGACTCTATAGAAAATGTCAATCCAAGTGTATTTCTAGTCGGATCAGCACTACCATTAACACCACTTAAGTTTGGTAAAACAGATTGATCACCTATTTCTAATTGTATTGCGTCTGTGTTTTCATTATTTATTGTTGGTGATGTATTTTCTAAATTACCATCTACCGACAAATACGTAACGTCAGTTCCATATGTAGCTTTAAAAGTAAACACATAAGATTCGCTGATATTAGCATTTTCACCATAATAAAAATAACTATTTGTTCTCAACTCAAATTCAAGAGAACCTAATTGAGAAAGTGTAAATTGGTTTTTTCTATTAATACCAGAACCTGAGTCATCAAATACAGAAACAAGTTCAACTGTAGCTGGAAGAGCTACGCCTCCAAAGTTTAAAAATTTAAATCCAGTAGCTACAACTGTATCTAAATCGTAACTTTCATTTTGTAAATATTCAAAATTACTTATTTCATAAACGCCTCCGCTTGAAGATCCAACAGCTGCGTTTAAATCTTCTATTAATCCTGATGTACTAGTTTCATAATACAAATCAAGTCTTGATACCGTTGGTGCTGTTTCAAGTACAGCTAAGTTTTCTATTTTAAGATAATTATTCTGTTGGTCTAGAGTATTAACAACTCCAAATTGATCTGCAATTGTCTGCGAAGTAATAAACTCTGATACAAAAGGATTTGATTCTGCTTTAAAGAAAGGATAAAAAGGATTAGTTGGATCAGTTATGGATTTACCTCCTTGAATTTGATCAGCAACATCAAACAAATCAAATAAATCTTCTATAGCGTTGGTTGTAAACGAAAGTCTTTCGTTTGTAGATATATATTGCTTGTTGCCAATGTTACTAAAATTATTATCATCGTTATTAACTCTACCAAATAGAATAACTGAACTTCTAAAAGTTTTATCTTGAGGTCCAATTTCTGTTAAATCTCTTGGTACTTTATTAATGTTGTCGTTAATTAAAGTTATAAAAGAAGTGTTTAAATCTATAGTGTTATCAGTCGGTGAACCTTTCATAGCACCAGCAGTATACACGTTGTAGTACTCTTGCTCAACTTGTTTAACTACAATTTTAAACGTATACCAACCTAATGGATTATAATTAATGTCATTAACGTCATCATTATATAGACCGGGAGTTAAACTAGCTTCATTTTTATTACTCTGTATAGGCTCGTTAAATGACATTTTTAAAGAATCACCTAAGTAGGTAATAGAATCATTTACATCTCTGTAAGGTAGATATATAGTGTCAGCTCCAAATCCTCCAGCGGAAGGATTTTGATCGTTAGATAGTATTACAGTAGACTGTCTTCCGTATCTATCAGATAAAACAACTCCAACTTGATAATTTCTATTTCTTTTTAATGTATGGTTAGGATATTCTATAGTTGTTTTGGAATTTACAAACGGAAGCGCGCTAGATGGCTCGTATTTTTCATTAGCACCAACTTGATATTTTATAAATTTAGGTGGCGTGTGTTTGTCTTGGAAATTACTATATACAACTCTATTTGATATTATTTCTTGACCTAAGGCTTTAACTGGTATTTTATCATATACTCTAGTTATTTCATCTTCTGGTAAAGTTTTGTATGGTTTTTGTGATAAGTAAACATATTCAAAAACAGTATTTGTACCTGTAATATCTTTGACTTGTATTGTTTCTACGACCTGTAGCGCTAAGCCATCTGACTCTTTGTATATTATATCTATTTCTGATACATGAAAAGAGTTTTTTAAGTCATCAGCGACAACTGGTAGTGGTATTTGCAAATCTATTTTATTAACTTTATTCTCCATAAAGTCAACAATTGTACTAGCAAAAGTTTGCTGCTCGTCACCTTCTAAAAAATAACCGTCTTGCTTTGGTATAAAACACGGTTGAGTAAATGGAGCTATTAATGAGTACTCACCATCTTCAAACTTAAATCTATAACTAAATCTAACAAACTTATCTTCTAAAAACTTAGGATCCCCAGGAAAATTAGCGTCGTAATATGGATTAGTTACATTAGGTGAAGTGCTTTCATTTAAAGGTATAAATTCACTAAAAGCGTCATACATAGCACACTCATCACTACCAGGGGCCACTGTAGATTCCTTAACTAGAGATATTGGTTCGTAAGGATAATATTTAGCTACAGATATATTGTCTTCTGTAGAATAATAAGTTGGGTTATTAATGTTTTCTTGATTAGCTAAAGCTATATTTATTTTTCTGGGTTGGTTTCTATTATCTGTAAAGAATAAAAAATCTTCTAAAACGTTAACACCTATTATAGGTTTGTTTGAAGAAAAATTAAGAAAAGCTCCTTCAACTAATTTTTTTATTGATGCGGAAGCTGTTGGGTTTGGATTAGAACTTAAATCGCATTCGTATATAAAGTTATTTGCGTTTGGGTTATAAGTTGGATTAGTGGATTTATCGTAAAGATCTGTGTAATCTGTAAAAAATAAATACACTTTACCGCTAAACTCACTTACAAAATAACCTATACAGGTTAAATTTGAAACACCAGAATGTTCTTCAAAGTCAACTCTGCTAACATTACCAAGCACATTTTCTAAAGCGCCAACGTCATCACCCTCTGACTTACTAACCTGTATGTTTACAGCGTCGCGATACTCGCCTTGTGGTATAAGTCTAGCATCAAGGTCTTTGTTCATCTTTGATTTGATGAACGCATTTTTAACTTCAGCCATTTAATTTTAGTGTTTAATCCATTTAGATTTACCTCTCATAACTTGAACAATTTCATTTATTTTCAAGTTAGATAAACGTATCTTAGCATTTCTAAGTTTAGCGCTTGCTTCTCTCTTTAATCTTTGTACTATGTATTCTGGTTGATTAATTCTACTAGCTATAACCGCATGACTTATATAAGCATACATAGCTTCTTCTGCTAGTTTAGGAACTTTTGTTTTTAAATTAGTAGAAAGACCATCTGATATGTATTCAAATATAATTATCTTATCAACTAAGTTAGCTGAAAAAGATATTTTACCTTCTCTATCGTTTATAGTAAAATAACCATTACTATTAGCGTATTGAGTGTCAAGACCAAATAATTGACCATAACCAAACTCAGGCCAGCCATAATAGTATTCCCAGCCTGCAATTGTATCATCAATTACATTGTCTTTCATATAATTACTATTCCATCTGTCTTCTATTATAGAGGTACCAGTTATATTGTTATCAAAGTTATCTTGAGTAGGAATACCTTGATCATCTTGAAGTGGTATACTATAAGGACTGCTAGTAAGATTATTTGTAGGCATTATAACATGCTGAACACCTTGATCATCAACCCAATAAAAGTTTACGTAGTTAACGTAATCTTGCGGCAGTACTACACTTAAGTTATGTGGTACAGTTAGCTCTTGTGAGTTTACACTTTTAAGAGTATCATAGCTGAACTCTTGCATAGCTCGTTTAGCATGAAAAATAATATCACTTCTTTTAATACTTGGTATAAGTTTACCAGCACCAACATAAGCTACTAAAAAGTTGTTTATTACGTCGTTAAGCTCTGTATAAGCATAAGATCCATAGTTATCTTCTACTATAGAACCAAAAGCTTTTTCAGTTGTATTATTACCATATTCACCTCCATCAAGTTTTTTAAGTTGAACAACTATATACAAGTCATCAACTGGAGCTGTAGTAAATTCTATTGTATTACCAGATACAGTATAATCTGCAACAACTTCTGACCAGCTACCTGGTATACCATTTGCGCTAGTATATAGTTTAAAGTTATTCTTACCATAACTTTCGTCAGTTCTTTCAGCCGCGTACCATTTTAAATCTGTATCAAAGGTAGTCGTAAACTTAGTGGTAGTTCCATCACCTCTAAAGCCTTGAGCGCCTTCGTAATATTGCCGATTGTTTTCTGTTAGTAATGACATCTATTAGCTTTTTTTGTTTATTTCGTTTTGCTGTATTTCAGCTGATGCAGCTTGTATAATTTGTGGATCGCGTATAACAATACCAGAATATTGTAATATTCTAAGTATAACATTAACTTGCTCTGATTGTTCTAACTCAAAATCAAAAGAGTTAGATGTGTCTTGTATATATTGACCTTGGGATCCTAATGAGTATGCCCAAACCACATCAAATGGTTTTCTAATCATAGAAGCTTCTATAGTACCGTTTCCAGTTTGTATACTTACGGGTTTAACATATAGTTTATTCCCTTCGTAAAGATAACATGGAAACTCTTTTGTAGGTCTCGTTAATGGTGATTGATCTATATTGTAAAAATCGTTGCGTTGAAGTCTTTGCAACTCTACTGGATAACCAGTTAGCGGAGTATAAGTTATAGCCCCTAGCTTATAAAAATAAGCTTGACCACTTGATAAAGTATTTGCATTATATATAATTGCATCAAAGTTTTGACTTCCCACAGCCGACGAAGGTAAAGACCAATGTCCACCTGAAGAATCATAAGTACAATTACCTATAGCCTTGAAATAAGATATTTTTTCATCAATATTCATTTGCCGATCTGCATAATCAAAATCGGCTTGTGGCACGCGTAGCTGTTGATTTAAATCATCAAAGTATTGTTCAAATATATCTAATTGAACTTGCGTAGCTGTTTTATTAAACTCATCAGGAGTTATATAACCCCGTTGTTCTTTATTGAGTATTAGCAAAACGGTTTTATATACTGTATCTACGTTTATTGCCATTTATATTTTTTTAAAGTATGGGCCCGAGTGAACGAGCCCTATACTATTGTTACATGTTATTTTAGCTTTTTCTCGATAGACTTGAAAACTTCTACGCCTTCGTCAGTTCTAAAGAAAGCAGCCATTGCTGAGTATGGGTTTTCATCAAATGGTACACTCATAAGTTTTTTACCATTAGATGCCCACATAAAGGATCTTTGATCATCAGACAGCTTAATAATTTTAGATTCAGTTGCTTTAATAGCAAAGTTACGTAGCTGTACATTTTCATCATTTGCTAGATCTAAAAATAACTTTGGATTACGTCTAGCAAATATCAATAAATCTCTTTTAATTTCTTTTGAAGACATATTAGATACTTTGCTACCTTGCTCAACTCTTAGTATAGCTTCACCTTGATCTATATCAATAGATCTTGCAGCATTAAGAGCATCAATTTGTAGCTCCATAATATCTAGTTCATCTTCAGCTTCTTCAACAGCATCAAACTCCATGTATCTTTTGCCTTTTAAAGGGTGATATAAAGATAATAGTTTTTGAAGCGATTGGTTTTCTTTTGGTACAACTAGTGAGCCATCTTCAAATAATATAGTGCCAAGAGTAGCTTCGCCTTGTTGTAAGTCTTTAAGAGGGGTAGACATGTTTGTAGCATATCTAAGTTCTCTTTGTTCGTTTGTTTCAGGGTCAAACCAAAGCATTGGAAATTTTCTGCTATGCCTAGATGGTATCCTAAGTGTTAATGGTTTGTATGATCCTGTTGTTAGATAAGTTCTATCTTTAATTTCCCAGTCTTTTTCTACACTAGGAATATCTTTTGTTTTTGCCATGATATAATATAATAAAATTAGTTAAAAGTAAAGTATTGGAGGTCACTTATTGTGACCCCCAATATTTACAAAGTTTATGATTATACTCCAGTGAATAACACGAAGTTATTAGCACCTTGTACACATAGACATCTTTCAGATAGGAAGTTAACTTCCATAGCGTCAAGATCGCTAGTGAACGCGCCACCAACAGAGCCAGTCAACCAAGACTTCATACGACGATCGTCAGTTTGTGACGCTCTATATCGTACGTGCAAGAATGGACGGCGGATGTTAGTACCTAGAATTTGATCATATACAGTTGAAGTACCAGCTGGAACCAATACACCTTCAATAGAGTACTTACTGTTAGCAACACCAGCTGCTACAGAACCACCTCTTGTAGATGCATCATTTAAGTATTTCCAGTCAGTTTTGTAGAAGTCATAAGAACCTCTGCGGAAACCAGAGAAGCCAAGGTTTAGCGCCATGTCTTCTGAGTTTTCAAATACACCATAAGATGTACCGCCAGTTCCATATGAGTTCTGTCCAGCCAACATATCATCGATAGTAAGAGTAGTCTCACGATTTAAGAAAAGCATATTTTCTTCAATAGCACCTTGAGTATCTAAGTTCTTAAGAATCAAATCAAAATCAGCTAAAGCAGCAGCAGCAGCTTGACCAGCAAATCCAACCTCTACGTTACCGCGTGATTGAATAGCAGCAAACAAACCTTCTGTACCTTTGTAACCAGCGTTAGCAGCAGAACCAGCTCCTGTAGCAGAAGCTTTTTCACCTTCAACAACTGACATTTCTAGGTAATCTTCAAAACGTAGTCTTGTTTCAGACTCAGCTTTTAGATACCATAGATATCCTCCAGTACCATCTTCAGTAGCAACTTCTACCCAACCAATCTGAGCAGTGTCAGAACCAGAAACAACATACTTGCTTCGGATAATGATTGGTGAATTGCTGAATTGAGTAAAGTTAGGATCAACGCTAATATACCCATCAGAAGCGCCAGCGCTTACAGTTGAGCTAGGAGTAGAAGAACCTTTTCCATACTCAGATCCATATACGAAGATCTTAACAGTAGTTCCTAGTGAAGCAGTTGTAGTAGCAGTGTAAGGAGCAACAGTAAGTGCACCAGAAGTTAGGTTAGATGCAGTTACTACAGCTTTAAGTTCATTACCAGCTTCATCAACAGCTACGATAGTTTGACCAATTGAAACTACGTTTGCAACGTAATCTTTAGGATCAGCAGGAGTCAACGCTACAGGGATAGTGATAGTGTTAACTTGATCGTTAGTACAGTCTGTGTAAGAAATGTGTAGACGGTTTTGCTCAGACCAAATAACTTGATCAGACGTCATAGGCATTTCAGCACCAACCATACGCAAAAATCCAGAGAGTGTACGATTTCCATATCTCTCTATTTCTTGCTCATAAATCTCAGGAAGATATTGTTGAGCAAATGTATCAGAGTCACCAGTACCAGTTCCACCATTAAATGATAGGTAGTTAGTATCTAGCAACTGTTGTTTTTGTGACGGAATAATGTCACCAAATATAGGACTTACAGCCATGATTATTTATTTTAATTTTTTATTGTTACTTTTTTAACTTTAAGTTTTGAAGAATCAACACCACTAATAGCTTTAACTTTTAATCCATTTACAAATACTTCACCTTGCGCTGTTTGTCTTGGTTCTGTCGAAATGTTTTTTGACTTAGCCATGACTTCTTTAACAGCATCAGCTTTTCCTTGCTCATAGAAATGTTGAGCTAAAGTATCAGCGTTTCGAGCAGCATACAAAGCTTTATGGTAACCTGACAAATCTGATATCTTGTTGTCTTTATCTAAGAACGTCCCGATAAAATTAGTTATATCAGACTGAACATCAGCCACTTGCTTTGGATTTTTAATACCATACTTAAATTTTTTCTCTCCAACACTGAAATCAAAACCTTTGAAATCATCAGTTAAAAGAGTTTTGGTACGGTTAACAAAATCATCATGCACTTGCTTAACAGTGTTTTGCTCTTCATTGTATCGATTGAAAAAATCCATAGCTTTTTGTTGTTCTTGAGTTACGCCCGGTCTCAACTTGATCTCGTCGTAATATTTATCTTTCAATCCTTCTAAAAAGTTTTTGGCTTTTCCAACTTCTTCTTTAAACGCAATTTTCTTTTTGCGTATATCTTTCTCGTCGTCTAACTCTTCATCATAATCAAAGTCTTCTAACAAAAGACTTACATCATCATAATCAAGATGCGGTCGTGTTTGTTTATAATATTCTCTTACTAATGTATTGTTATCTACATTAGAGTAATCTGCATTAAGCCGAACGTAATCTTCGACTGTTCCACCAGTTTCTTCCATAAACGAAACTAGCTTTTCAATATTTTCAGGTAAAACTTTTTGCTCTATAACAGCTTGTTCAACCTCTTTAACTACCTTTTCTTCAGTAGGTTTTACTTCTTCGTTTGATACTTCTTCAATAACAGAGAGAGGGGACTCTTCATTTGAGTCGGTGGTCCGTACTTCTTCAACCACTTCTTCGCTGTTGCTACCGTTTTCGGATTGTCCGACAGTATCATCGCCTGCATCTGCGCTTTGCTCTTGAACGGCATTATCTTCGTTTTTAATTTCTACTTTAGTAACTTCAGGTGCAACTTCACCTTGAGCTTCAGCAGCTGTATTAGGTATTTCAACTTTAGTTACCTCTTCTGTTTTACCTAAGTTTTTAGGTCTTTTAGGTTTAGCTTGTAGTTTAAACTCGCCTTCCTGTTTTACTTCTTCTGACATAATATAATATAATTAAATAATTAAAAGTTTTTTAACGAGGTTCAAACTGTTCTAGTCCAAATCCTCCAAGTGCGTCGTTACCAGCTGATTCAAAATTTTTTGGTAATTCGTCGTTTTGTCTTTGTGAAATCATTTCAGATTGTTGTGTTCCAATAATTCTAGCGCGCTCATCTTTACGATTTTCAATTTCTTTTTCTTTTTCTTTTTCAACTCGAGCTCTTGCTTCTGCTAACTGAATATTGTAATTAAACTCTTCAGCCATTAATTGTTTTTTAATTTCAGCCTCTGTTTGCATACGTTGTATTTCAAATTGAGACTTACCTTGCTCAAGCTGAAGTTTAGTTTCTGTAAGAGCTTGTTGTTTCTGCATTTCAGCAAGCGCAGCTTGTTCGTTAGCTTGCGCGTTAGCCTGAGCTTGAGCTTGTATGTTTGCTTGAGCTGCAGCTTGATCTCTTTCTTGCTTTTGCTTACGTTTTATTTTAAGCATTTGATTTGCTAGCTTAATATTAGATATTTGCTCTATATCTATAATATCCTCTAAATCAACACCACCTGACTGCAGGGCTATCTGTATATTTTTTTGTAGCATTTGCTTGTCTTCTTCTTCAGGTTCTAACTCCAAGAATATACCAAACTCATGCATATTTAAACTATACATTTGCTCCAATGTATTTGTATTAAATGTGCTAATACTATTCATTAAAGCATTTCTAGTTAACGGGAAGTTTAACATGTCTGCAGCTCTTAAACTTATATTCTCTGCTGTTCTAACTGTTAAATACATTAGTGATTGTAGAATATGTTTAGTAGCTGTGTTTGATGCAGCTGCAGCTAGCTTTTGTAAACCTACCAAAGCATCTTTATTTGGTTGACTACCATCTCTAGCTTCATTTAATCCCGTCACATCGCGTATCATTTGTAAATAATATTGATACGTTTGCACCAGCGCGCCTATTTTAGCTTGACCATTAGATGTTTGTAGCTCTTGAATAGGTACTTTACCTGGATTAATATCACCATCAACAGTCTTAGATCTACCAACAATACTACCAGTTTGGAAGTACATGTTTAAAGCTTCTTGCGGATTGTAGTTAGTTCCATTACCAAGATCTACTTCTGATAAACCATCAACATCTACAAATACCCCATCAGGCACCATACGAGCTAACACCTGTTGTATTTTTAAGTGAGTTAATTGAATCATATCAGCAAACCCGATACACTTACTTACCAAGCTTTCTATTCTACCCTTATACATTCTAGGAGCAGATATACTATAATTCATTTGAACTTTAGTTTGATCACTATATGGTCTAGTCATATTCTCAGCTAGCTCCCATTTTAACATTTTTTCGTGACCTAATATTTTAGCACCGCTGTATAAAACTTCTATAGCTCTATGTACTCTTTCAAAATTATCATTAGCAGGTGGATTAAAATCTTCTGGCTTTTCAATAGCTTTTAAAAGACCTTGATCTGTTTGTTTAATTTTAAATACTTGATTTTGATATGTCTTGTATTCAAAATATAATACTTGTATATTGTTATAGCTGTCATCTTGACCCCAATAGTTTCTTGTGTAATTAGAATCACCTGGGTATTTTTGTATTTCTTCTAAATCAGAATCTGTTAAATAAGGAAATTGCTTTTTAAGCTCTTCAAGACTTACACTTTTAACTTCACCAACATAATATATATCTTCAAAGTTAGGATCTTCTGTATAAGAATAAACAAGATTAGCAGGATCTACATAATTTACAGTAACACCGTTTGCTAAATTAAAATCTGTTTTAACACAGCTTATACCTATTGTGACTAAATCGTAAGCTAATCTTTTCTTTATTTCTTCGTATTTATTATAATCAAATACGTTGTTTATTAACTCTTCTTCTGCTATTTCTACAGCTTGTTTATAACTAAGCTGCATATGCAACTCTAACTCTTCTTTACTTTTAGGTAATTGATCTTCAGTTAAATTACTTCTTTTTAAATCAATACCAAAGTTTTCTTGAGCTTGCTTTATTAAGTTACCAGCAAAAGCGTCTTCTGCTATAGCTGTAGCATGTGCTGTTCTTTCTTTAGTAGAATATGGATCTGTTGCAAAAGATTTAATTTCATAACCTTTATCAGTCATGCCATTAACTACTATATCTATAAACTTAGATAATACAGCAACAGGTTTCCAGTCTAAATTAAGATAAGACAAATCACCATTAACTGATAACTCATCTTTGTACTTAGCTACAGACTGCTCACCTCTAGCATATAATCTTAATCTATGAAAATCTTGCCAGTTGTTACCGAAACGACCACCAGCGCCTAAACCGCGATCACCTCTAAACCATTCGTTTTCAATAGCTCTACCTACTTGATAACCATAGTCCAAAGTATCTTTTTCTGCGTCTGGTACTACCTGACTAGGAAAAGAACTATTTACATTAGTATAAACCATTTATTGTATTATTTT